TAGGAATAAAGCATTGTCTACGTAGTGAACATTATTTTTTCTATTCTTGACCATAGGGCCTCCATCATGATATAATTTGTTATACTATAGTTTTTCACATATAGCAATGTTTTTTTGAAAAAAGTATTTACAGGTAGTGATTCTTGTGGTATAAGAAGAGTGTAGCTCTTCAAGAATGAATCAATTAAGTAATCCTTTGCTTCTTAGTATTCTTGCTTCAAGCATTTCTATCTCATCAAAGTCATCAACTTCTTCTATTGGCGAAGGCGCTTCGTTGCCGATATACATGAGATATTGCTGTAGCAGATTTTCTTTTAATGAACCGGAGGTGAGTATCTCCCCGGCGTTCAAAAGAAAACTTTTATCATTAGAAATTCCAATCCACGGCTTCAAGAGAAATGTTTCTCCCTGAATTCCATCATGTGTTACTTGAATAGGCACAACTTGGATTGGGTCATCAATCCAACACATATTATTTTCTTCTTGGCGAACACCAGCAATGAGCGTTTCGCCATTTTTTAATCGTAGAACAGTCACGTCGGTCATAGCTGTATTCTCACAAGTTTGTAGTTGAAACCTTCTTCATTATATATCTTAATTCTTTCCACCATATGGGAAAGAGTATAGTTCTTACGGCTCTTCCATGTTAGGTCGTCGCCGATATCAAATAGCCTGCATGATGTTTTGTCGGTACCCTTTCGAAGTCCTCTACCAATAGACTGTAGATTGCGAATACGAGATTTTGAAGGTGATGCAAATATAACATTGTGCAGATTTCTTATATTTATACCCGTTGAAAAAGTGCCGTAGGACGCTATGATGATGGCGTCTTTTTCTTTTTCCGTGATGTCTCTAATCGCCTCACGCTGTTGTGTATCTGTGCCACCATGGACAAAGAAAACTTCGCGAGTATCTCCAACTTTGTTATTGATTAGGTCATACAAAACTTGGCCGTGCTTTTCGACAAACTGAAACAGAACAAGCGTATTGCCCTTCTGCGTGGTAGCCAGATTCTTAATAACGTTGTTGCGCTTTTGGTGTGTGACCAGCCAGTCCATTTCTTCTTGATACGTATAGGTCTTTAGAGCCTTCTTTTCCTCATCTGTGTAGTCCAGAAGAATACAATGAATATCAAGGTCGGCCACTGAGCCTTGTTCCATCAGTTCCTTAGTCGAGATAACTTTTTTGACTTTACCGAATAGACCTTCAAGAATGAGTTTGTGTGTCTTCATTCCATCTAATGTTCCGGTGGTACCGATGCGATACTTTGTGTTGACGCATTTATCAAAGATAGATGTCAGCGACTTTGCTTTGAACAAGTGCGCTTCGTCACCATAGATTACATCAAATTCATCAAAGAATTTTTTAGGTAACTTGTAGATAGACTGCCATGTGGAAATAACAATCGAGGCTTCATTTGACTTTTCATGGCCAGCATAAATCTTGGCACAGTTCTGAGATACGTACCAGTCAGTGTGTGATGCGTAGTCTTGGAAGTCCTTATACATCTGTTCTACGAGTGAAGTTGTAGGAACAATAATCAATTGCTTACGACCAAATTGCTGGTGATAACGCATTAGCAGATAGATGATTAGGGATTTACCAGATGCGGTAGGCGAGAGTAACAGTGTGCGACCGATACGAATAGCGTATTTGACCGCTTCTAACTGGTAGTCTCTAGTCTCAATCGGTTTATCTTGGCTATGTAGGTTCAACGATTCCGCAAACTTCTGCACATCCTCTATAGTGACTGGGTCCCCGATACGTTCCATATCAACGTCTACGGTATAGTCTAGTCTTTCCGCAAATTCTCTGAGATATGGTAATAGGCCAACATAGAGTTCTTTTGTCCAGATATTGAACAGTCTGGCTTTACCATCCCAAAGTTTGGCGCGATACGTTGGCATGAAACGTGCACCCGGGACTTCAAAAGTGAAGTAATCGTTTATTTCTTGTGCAATACCGGGGTCACAATCGACCTTTAGATGCACTTCATTTTTTTTGGAAACTGTTAAATCACTCACATTAGTCCGTTTGTAAATTTAGTCCACTCAATGGCATTCTTAATATCCCATGTTCTACTATTTAGTGAGCGTATAATTTGCTCCAGCTGGTAGAGTAGGGCTTTCACATATTCCACTTTATCCATTGCGCGAATGATATCTTCATCACAATTGATGCGGTCTTCCATGTCATGCTTCAATGGCTTTAGACCTTGATACTGGTCCCAGCCTTTATCCTGTAGTTCATCTAGCGTCATTTCACCGCGAAAGTATTTACCTTTATCACGCCGTAGACGATAGTAATCCGCTTCTGCTTTTCGCAGTTGCAGTTTAGTATTCGAAAGAATATTCAAATACTTTGCATGTAATTCTGGTGTTTTAGTGGATTCTCTACCTAGATTTAACTCATCTATTTTAGAATCGCCTGTCCACATTTCTTGGACTTCTGATAATTTCATAATAAAACCTCAATAGTTATTGAACAAACTTATACATCGTATATCTAAAAGTGACCTGTGCGGTTAAATATTGTGCATTACCATCACTGATATCAAATTCCAACCCCTGTAAAGTTGTTGGATAACAATCAATGAATTTGATTTCCATTGTTTTATTTAGATCGGAATCTAGAACAACCAATGTTCCGTCTGAATAATCCCCGGAGCTGCTAAATCCTTTTTCAGTACCGCCTCTGGCTTGTTTAAATTGTTTATACTGATTTCGCTCTTCTGGAAAGCCTAGACCAATTAACCAATCGTGCAACTCAATATAGTTTTGGAAGTTTTCTTGAACGATAAACTTTATGGTCAATTCATCATACGTAAGATTGGTGCCAGGAACAGTGAAGTCTACTAACGGGTTGGCAATATATGCGTTACCGATTGACAATGCAGGTATGTTTGCCGACTGGCAAAAGAACGATACATTAGGAAGCGTGTCGATATTAAACTGAAAACCATTTGGTTTCAGATAATTTAAAGTCTCAGGTTTATCTAAAGTTCGTCTTGACATATCTTTCTCCGTCTATTATTTATAACGAAAAAGGGGAGAGCATTTCTGCTCCCCCCAGTTTCTTGCAACCCTTCCTCTAATGGGAAGGTATCGATTACATAAGGTTAGTAACCTTAACGCGACGATAGTATTGGTTGCGGTTGGCAGTGAATGTATCACCGTCAGTTGTGCCGTTCGACTGTGTTACGTATGGGTTAGCAATCATGCCGTAACGTGTCTTGAAGCCAATCTTTGGCTGGAAGCTGTTAGGGTCGATAGCACGAACCATTTGTAGTGGAACGTATGGGCAATAGAAGAGACCAGCATCATATGCTGTAGCGCCCTTATAACCAACAACGTAGAACTGGCTAGCAGCGCCTGTGTTAGCTGAGTAAGGGTCGATGTAAACCTTCTTACCACCGATTGTACCAACGAAGGTGTTGCCTGTGTCGTCCGACTCAAGAGTTGGCGAACCTTGTAGGGCGCGACCAGTGTCAAGAACACCAGCCATAGCTAGAGCAGCCGCAACATCTGACGAACAGATGATGAAGTTACCCTTACCACGACGGGTATCTTGTGCGATTACGTTAGCGTCACGTTCGATGTTGAACAGAAGACCCTTGAAACGCTCAACGCTCCAACGACCGTTCGAGTCAACGTCAAGGTCGAAAGTACCAGCTGTTGCTGTTGAAGCAGCGCCTGTCTTAGCAACCTTGTAGATTGTGCGGATAACTTCGCGGTTGATTTCGTTTAGAATTTCTTGCGAAAGAATATTCGAAAGTTCTGATTCAGCATCAAGACCGTGAATAGCCTTAAGATCCTGTGCCAGTTCAACTGTGTATTCTGCCTTTAGAGCGCGTGTCTTAGCAGTAACAGTTGTCTTTTCGATGCTGAATGCCATTTCGCCGAAATCGCCGTCACCTTCGCCGCCTGCGCCGAGACGTTCTGCCGCAGAAGTAGCCAAGCCAGTACCAGTTGTGTAGGTACCGTCAACTGGGTTCGAACCATCGTGGGTACCAGTACCCGAGAAGTCTGTATCAGCTTCGTTGAAGAGAGCTTCTGTGCCGTCTTGTGTGCTGTAGTTTGACTTCATAGCGAAGATCAAGCCAGTTGGGCCAGTCATCGGCTGAACGCCAGCTACGTCATAAGCCATTAGGTTAGGAAGAGCGCGACGAACGAGCGAGATGAGAATTGGGTCATAACGGTCGATGTTTGATGCACCCGAACCAGCAATGTTATTTGCTGGAGCGTCTTCGAAAAGTGCAGACTTTTCTTCGCGAAGGGCCTTTTCTTGGTTTTCAAGAACGACGGCTGTAACTGCGCGACGGTAGTTGTCCTTAATCTCGCCGAGACCGCCGTGATTTAGAACAGGTTCCCACTTCTTTTGTAGTTGTTCTGAAAGAAACATTTAGTTTTCTCCTTGTGTGTCAATATCTTTTATTTATAAAAAATTACTTTTGAGCAGCAATCTTATCCAGTGCTTGGACATACTTACTGACTGTCGATTCGTCTAAGACTTCAACGCCTTCATCTTCTAGCTTGTCTTCCACAATGGTCGACTTAAAAGCAGGGAAATAATTTTCCTTGATGACGTTTAGCTTTTCTTCAAAAATGTCTGCGTTCTCGAATTCTACATCAGCTACCAACGACTTAAACTTTTCAGCATCGGTCTTTGCAAGGTCCTCAGCAACGACGGCGAAAACGCCTTCCTTCATGAGGTCTACATTGTTATTGTGCAGTTCTACATTTGCAGCAATTGCCTCGTCCAACTTAGCAGATACTTCTTCTAGTTGGGCTTGCATTTCACCAAGCACATCATATTTCTCTTCGGGAACATCAATATAATGTTCTGCGAACAGGTTCTTCATGCCATTGATGAATGATTCCGCGATATCTGTGCGCAGACCATTTTCAACAGCAA